TTAAAATGGACTGATCGAGCTAATACCGATTTGCAAACGATCAAGCGGTTCTCCAAAAATGCCGGCGTATGTGTCTGTGTACTGTGGCAAACTCGTGCCATCATCACATACAACGCCGAGCCAGCCAGCCCGTTGTGTCGTCTGACTGCGGTAATACGCTTGCTTGTACGACTCACCAGCAGGAGTAAGAAAGATGATCTGGACTCCATCAATCACTTCGCCAGCATTACCGGCACAGCCGTTGACCGTATCATTGCGATCACCTTTGGCTACCCAAGGCAGCCAACCACTTTGAACTGTGTGGACGCGATACTTAACGCTACCATGATCAACTTTGATGTACAGCAGATCATGCTGATAATTAGGCATACCAGCAAAACCGTTGTCACCAGATCCGAAGTTGGTCACCTCATCAAGCCAACGGACACCGAGCAGATGCAGACCGTAGGCTACGTTGACATTTCTAGTTACAATTGCTTGTGGACGCGCGCTTTGCGCTGCTGGTGCGCTCTTAGATGCATCTACAGTAGTTGTCCCATTAGCAAGGTCAGCCGCCAGCTTCTCCTTTGTAATGCCCCAACGTGCTAGATACCCATACGGATCAGTGTGGTCACCCCAAATATGCTGCGTTACCCACAAATGAGACTTGATGCCCGGCGTTCCAGCACCGCCAGCGTCCAAACTAGTCGGAATGCCATATCGAGCAGCCATATCACGTGCAAGCTCAATATAAACGGCATAATCCTTCTTGAAAGTTTCGGGATCACTAGTGTGGCCCAATTCAATTTGGACCGGGCTGTTAGCATTTGCCACTGTCCCAGCGCCCCACTGAACATAACCAGGTTCACCAACTTGATAAACATGACCGCCATCGCCTACAACAAATGCCGTATAAGCAACTTCAGCAGCAATATTGTTTTTGAAGTAAGCGGCATTTGCACGCGCGCCAGATTCGGCACCTACATCATGTAGGATAATGTAAAGTCGATTAGCTACTTGCGATGAGCCTTCATTTGCACCCAAAGCAAATTCTTTGTTGATGGTATAACTCATACTATTTTGCCTCCTCACTAGCTGCTGGAGCAACAGATGCCGGAGCTGACTCCCCCGGTGCTGCAGAAGACGTCTCTGGAACCACTTCACTAGCAGCAGAATTTGCCTGATCAGCCGCTTTATCTGCTTGCAGTGCCTTAATCTGATCCTCTAACGCCTTGATCTTAGCCGCCTTGGTAGTAATGAGTGCTGGGTAAGCTAACGCCTGCTGGCTGTCACCGACACCCTCTGTGGTTGGATCAACGGCTACCCCGACAATGGTCAATAATGCAAACACTGCATTGACCACTGCAGTGAGTTCCTTACCCAAACTAGCAAAGTCCCAGTTGTAACCGAAGACTGCCGCCACCGTTTGAACTACCAACAAAGAAGCTGGCACAACGGCCAGCCAGAATTTGACGCTCAATACTCGTACTGTCCAATTAATTTTCATGGTTATCTTCTCCTTTAATGCCTACGTGAGTTTCCAATCGAGTAATCCTAACCGAGTGACTGCCAAGCTCGTCATCGTGTGTTTTCAGATGCTGACCCAAGTCTGCCAGCGACTGTTCGTGCAGCTTGAGCTGGCGATTAATTGTCTCTGAAAGCACTTGAATATCAGAGCGCAATGGATCTAAGGCAATCTTTTTGAACAGCCAGCTGCCAGCGCTCACGCCCACCCCTATGAGTGATATGAACTCCGCCCAGTCACCAATCGTGTATCCAAAAAATGTCACTTTCTCACTTCCTCCATAAGGATGTAACGGCTAGTTATAGTTGACTCAATGTCCCGATGTTTTGCTGCTATCTGTGCCCTCTTTTTCAGAAGCCAAAGAATCCTCTGTGTCATAAAGCAATTGCTGAAATTTGGCAATGTCAGCTCGAACTTCTTTCTTGTTCGCGTCATAGAGTGCCTGATTCTGAATTGACTGATTGACCGTATTGGCTCCATTTCCTTCTTGGTCAATAGTTGCGTTCAAATAAGCGACCTGAACATCACCAATGGTGGATGTACCTGTGAGACTGATGCTCTTGTTAGTTTTCAATGCCATGATTACTTCTCTCCTTTTTCGAATGCTTCGTACAACGCTAAATATGCATCAAGATCGGGTCCGCCTATTTCGTTCTCATCAACGTAGTCACTGATAATTCGCTGGACATCGTCAATGTGATTCACATAAGTACCACCTTCGATTTCGGCCTTCTGCTCAAGCCATTCACCATGAACCTTGTTGTACTCACGAGCTAGGTCGGGATCCAGCTGAATATTACCGTTCGAATCTTTTTTTGATTCTCCGTTCTCGTCTTTAAGAGCATACTGAGCGACTAAGGCTTGCTCATCCTCACCAGCAGATTTCAAAGTTTGCTTTAACAATTTGATGAACTTGGCAAGCGCCAGAGCATCCCTGCCCTTAACTTTTATTTGTTCAACAAGTCTGTATACGTTAGCAATATTTGCATTTTCAAGTGTGATTTTCATGTTTTCCTCCCAAATTAAAAGCGCCAGCCTATGCCGTCGCTTTGAGTTCATCGATTTCAGTTTTCATTTGTGCCAGCAACGGCAAGAGCGCTGCCGCGATCCGGTCGTACTGGATCCCTTCAAGCTCACCATCTGGCCCACGGACAACCAGATCCTCAATACCGGCAGCTTCCAAATCCTCGGCAATCAGGCCAAAGTTGGTCTGTGGTAACTCTTTTTGCTCGCCGCTTGCATATCGCTCCATGGCTGCCTTGTCCAGCCAGTGAGCGTTTGGCACGGTCAGCAACCGCTCAGCCAAATCGGTCGACCGGGTTCGCTCGATGTTGACCTTGTACTTGCTGGCTGAGGTGCTGCGGACGAGAGCACCATCAGAAGCAACAAATGCGTTTGGAGATGATGAGGTTGTTTTTGACCACGCAGAAGGTATCTGCACGTATTCAGCTTCAATGTTAATGCGTGTTCCTCCAGTTAATCCGCCTTTGTTGTAGCCAACCATAATAGATGGAACGGAATCCATTCCCAGACCTATTGAATATGATGAGCCTCCGATGATTGTCACACCACGATTAGCGCCACCTACAACAGTGTCATAGTTTTTTGAAACCGAAATACCACTGAACTTTTTTTCGAAAAGTGCTGCCCCACCAAGAAAAGCATTGTTTTCTCCAGAAACAGAGACGGTTAAAACATCACGGCCTACGATTTCAGCGCCCCTTCCAAAAGTTTGACTTGCTCCGACATTATCGATAGTCAAATAAGGTGTCTGATTCGAGTCAAAAGCATAGGGTTGGGTAAATGTCATTGATCCGCCCTTAAGCAAAACACTGTTGCTGCTGTCCGTTACGGATATATATTTTTGGTCGATGTTGATATCAATGTTGTTGTCAGTTGAGTGTATGCGGCCTTTCTGGAAATCAACCATCCCTGTATTCAAATTGATGGCCAAGTTAGCGCCAGAAATCGTGCCAGTCACAATAGCTGAGGCGTTCAGGTTGATCACGTTGAGATTGGCCGCATTCAACGTCCCGGTGGTGATCTTGTCAGCAGACAAACTTGCGATCGCTGCTGAGGGGATGAAGGCATTGCCTGTAAAAACAACTGTTGGTGCATCTAGAACAAGCTTGCCGCTTTGAATCAGAGTGCGGTTGGCTTCCAGATTGATCTGACTAAGCACATCGCCTTTGGACACACGGAGATTAATCGCATCTTGCAGCTGAGTCAATTGAGATCCACCTATTGTATCTGGTTGATAAGCTCCAACAGTCGGTGCAGCAACCAGCATTGGGTGATTGAGCATGATGTTGTAGTTACCACCACTGACCTGCACAGCTAGCACAACGGTCACAGCGTTTGCAGGTGGCACAACACCCTCTATTTTCAATAGCTGTTCGTCGTACTGTCTGGACATATCGAATGGGACCCCGGAAAAGGCAACTCTCGTTCCATTGGCATCCAAAAAATCAATTTCGAGCATGACCGTGGTTGGTACAGGCAGTACTGTTTGCCCAGTGAAAAAGAGCCTCCCACTTGCAGAGTATTTCATACCAGGCACAACATTAATTTGTTTGCTATAAACATATCGCCAATCACCGTCTGCAAGATTTTCTCCGGTAAAGGCTAAGCTGTTTGACCCGTTCTTTGATTCGTACTGATTGGTGCCAACTCTGATAGATGCATTGGTTTGCCAGCCATCAGTGGTGACAATTTCGCTATTGTAAATTAAGTTCTTCTGCCCCAAGCCACCAACAACACTTGTAATCTGATTGGATAATTGAGTGACCTGAGTCTTTGTTGCGGCTCCGTTCACAACCGTTTGAAAGCCGTCAAGCCGCTGAGTAAACTCACTGAATTGGTTCGTTGCTGTGTTCAAGTCACTTCGAATCTGTCCTACTGTGGAAGAGATGCCAGCAGAAGTCTGAATCAGCGCGGAATATTGGATCATAGTCGGAGAATTCGATGCGTTATACTTACCGACCGCATCAGCCTGAACCAGCATGGGACACGTAAAGGATACCCATCCATTTTTGTTGACATACACCTTGAGTGCTGCATAAGCTGCACCTTCAGGAGCTTTGGCTCCATTCAACACATAAGTGGCGTTCGTTGCGTCGATATTGATCTCAGAATAAGTCATTCGTCGATCACTGTTAGCATCTTCTAGAGACGCATACCACTGAATTCCAAAGCGCGCTTGGTTATCAAGTGACTCGTTGCCTATTTGAGTTGCATGAACGCTGGCCGAATAGACTGCGCCGGCAGTTATCCAAACAGGCGCACTCACGGCATTTAAACAACATGGTGTTGATAATCCTTTTGCGTGTATTAACAAACCTTTGTGACTTTGATAAACATCCCAGCGCGCTGAACTGAGATAGATATCCTTGGTTGCGCCGTCCGGTATGGAACCACGAGCGCCGATCCGCCAGCTTTTGCCAAAGTCATTCATGAATTCAGAGTCATCAAGCAGATTGGCCTGCCCACTGTTATCAAATTGATTTTGAACCGAAGTAATCTTGCTGGATAACTCCCCAGCAGTTGCTGTGATCTGACCCTGCGTCCATGACTGTGTTGCATATGGCGTCAGCAGACCCGTCACGTCATTCTTGGTCATGGTCAGCGCTAGCCGATCATTTGCCACCTTCAAGTCAGCGCTCAACTGATTAACTGAACCATTGATCGTGTCGACTTGGCTTTTATCAGCCTTGAGCTTTAAACCATCAATCGCAATCTTGATGTCCGTTCCTTGCTGAGTCACAGTATTGCTGAGCGTGTTCACTGAAGTTTGATCAGCCTTTAGTTTGAGGCTGTCCGTGTTTTGTTGGACGAGGGTTTGAACGGTATTTACCTTGCCGCCAACGGTATCGACTTCTTCTTTGGTCGCCAGTGTCGCAACCGTTCCCGTTAGCTTATCAGTTGTGGTGGTGAGTTTGGCGATGGAGGTTGCTTGCTCTTTAGTCGCATCAATCGCTTTTTTTGCAGAATCAAGGGCTGAGTTTGCTGTTCCCAGTGCTGTTGCTGCGTCTGATGCCGCTGAGGCTGCTTTTGAGGCCATCTCATTGGCGGTATCGGCTGCTGCTTTGGCCGCCTGTGCTGTCTGATTGCTCATTGAAGCCAACTGTGCGCTACTATTTGCTTTTGCCACAGCATCATTGGCAGCTTGTTTGGCAGCAGCAACATCCGCGATTGCGGTGTCAACCTTCTTCTGAACCTCGGTACCAAAAGCGTCACCGGTTTCGGCATTCCATTGGCCATCATGAAAGAGCCACATAGTTGTCCCCTTGGCAGTCGTTTGATAGTATACATCACCGGTTTTACCAGCAATATTCAGATCGACCGGCGATTGATCTCCCCAGCCTATTGAATTCATGCCATTTGCTGCCTTCGCAATCACGACCTTATCAACTAACTCAATCTGTGACTTGATCTCGTTGACCTGGCTACTGAGATTGCTATATGCAACATCTGGCCTCGATGTACTGTCATACGTCTGTGTTAGATAGCTGTGATTTGAAGGCCGCCAGGTATATCCAGTCAAACGCGCTCTCACATCAATATCATCAAGCTTGTGCGTGATGGTGACCGTATCGCCTGGCAACACAGTGGTAGTGATGCTTAAATCCTTGTACTCTTCAGTATTCTCAAGCAACGCCACATTCAACTTGTACGTCCACCGGGCCTCATCAATATGACTTTCGGAGAACTCTTTCGCAGCGGCAGCACGAAGTAACTCGTACGCTTCTTGAACCGGAACAGCACCTTCTTGATTCCCTGTTGCCTGTGTTTCGTCAATGGCCTTGATGTCCTGATAGGTTTTGGTGCCAATCTTCGGTTTGCGATAATTGCCTAACTTGGGGCTGTCAACATACAGCTCAGGTAGTAAAAGACCATTGTAGCCTTCTGGCAGCAGTCGCGTAATGATGCCACTACTGTCCTTGGTCGCTTCGTATCCGGTCAAGTTGTGTGCATATTCAAAATGAACACCACGATCTTTTCCTAGACGAGGGTTGACGCTGAAACTAAAGTCCTGCCAATCGAATTCACCACCCCAGCGGTTAAGAAACGAGTTGTCATCCGTTCCCAAAAGTGCCTTGATGATTGACATTCTAACCAGCCGGGCATTGGTTACATTTCCAATTGTTGATAGAACTTTGAAGCCAGTTGGATAGTTGGCAGCACGCATGATCTGATCAAGTGCGCCCTGGCCATCCTTGTCAACGATGTTGGTGTCCGCGATGAAATCATCGTTAAGATCCCAGAACACGTGATAAGCAGTGATGCTAAGATGACCCATGGACTTGATCACTTGCGCGATTCGAAAAGCAGCCTTGCCCCCCGGAACTGGCACGCGCACGATATTTTCAGCCACGAGGTCTCCAGCATGTTCGCTAAACATCGGATAATCGAACGTCAAGGTGAACTTCGCGTTGAGCTGCCAAGTGACGATATCATTGCTGATGTCGTCCAAAGCATAGCCGTGGTGACTGAAATCAGTCTGATCACGCGGATAGAGTTCAATATCGGTACTCATACATAACACCACCTAGGTTGCACTGTGATACTTGTGACGCCGGTCAAAATGACATGATTGACACCTGGCACAAAGAGCGGCCAATCACCCGCTGTCGAGGTTGTGATATCCTTGTCAGCCATGGTCGCCGTGTGTTTAGCACAGTCGAGAGTGACAGGCGCTGTAAGGCTGTCGATTGAGAACTGGTTCGTGTTCACGGAGATCTTGGCTGTTCCGGACCCTGACACGGTGAGCAACGGTTCCGCTGCCACGTTACCGGGGTTCACGATGTCAAAGTTAGCCGTGAACGTCTTTGGATCAGTCATCTGATACTCAAGCGGATCCAAAGTGAAGCTGGGCTTGTAGGAGCCACTTACCTCCACATCGTCTACCGAAAACTCGCCGATCGTGACTGACTTGATGAGCCGATAGAAGTCGGGGTCATCACTCAACACTAGCTTCGACGCGGATTGCAGTAACTGCCGTGTCTTCCGCCATGACTGGTTGAGCGTCTTGAAGTCCACGAGTTTGAGCTCTGGCGACCAGGTGATATCTTTCCAGCCACGCTTCTCAGTCAGCGAGCCACTCAAGCGGCCAGGCACGTCTGTGAACTGCACATCGCGCTGAGCTGCGGGAATGTTTGGCTTCTTGGTAACCAACGTCCCCGGCACAGACTGGGCCAGAGATTGACCGTCCAGAATTAATTCAACCATCTGTTATCAAAGCCTCCTTCCATAGCTAAAGTTTTGAGTTGCATCCTGCTGTTTCAAGTAGTCCGAGGTGTATGGACCGGTGATAGTCGCAAACGTGCGGCCATCCACCTGCAGCGTAATTGGTCCTTGGGATGGCATATGAGCCGCAATAGCTGCACCCATCTTATTCCACGTATCATCGTTCAGCGGAATAACGCCCTCTGGCCCAGCTTCGCCACCAACCTGTGCCCGGCCATTGTTATTGGCAAACATAGTCGGTTGCGTCATAATGCCACCTTGCGCGTACCAGTCAATACCCAAATGAGGGATAGATCCATGCAAAAGATCACCAACAGACCAACCACTGGGTTGGATGCTGAAATGTGGCATTGGAATATGTGGCCAGTTGATACTGAAGTTGAAGAAACCTCGAATGGCGTCAATCGCTCCTCGAACGATATCTTTTGCAGTATTGATTGGCCCAGAGATTGCATTTTCGATACTGTTCCAGACGTTAGATGTCACAGAACTAACCGCATTCCAAGCACTTGAAACAGCATTTCTAATGCCTCCAACAACATTTGAGATAGTCGATTTAATGCTGTTCCACACATTTGATACTGCACTTTTAACCCCGTTGAAAATGTTTGAAGTAGTCGAACTAACTGCGTTCCATGCATTAGATACAGCTGACTTGACCGCATTAACAACAGTTGAAACGATATTCTTGATATTGTTCCAAATGCTTGAAACAACACTTTTAACCTTGTTGAACACACTAGAGGTAACACTACTAATGGAATTCCATGCACTCCGGATCACGTTACCTATGCTGGCTAGGATTGGCCCAAAGAATGATTTAATACCATTCCAAACTTTGGTGATGATACCCTTAATTAAATTCATTGCGGTCGTAATAATGGTCTTCCAGATATTGAGATACGTACCAATAATGACAGCAATAGCGGTAATCGCCACCGTAAAGATTACTTTGATTCCGTTCCATAAAGCAGAAAAGAAGGACTTAATACCGTTCCAAATTGACTTAATGACATTTACAGCGACTGTAAAAGCTGGCTTCAAAAAATTGGTAATGCCATTAATCGCCACCGTAAAGATTTGCTTGATGCTTGTCCACATTCCAGAGAAGAAACTGGTAACGGTACTCCAAACACCCTTGAGCCAAGTGACAATCGCACCCCAGTTCTTGATAACCAAAACGACTGCGGTAATCGCGGCAATTACAGCCGCAATCACTCCGACAATCGGCAAGAGCGTGGCCATAAAAGCTCCCATTCCTGCGGCCCCTAGACCAGCCCCTGTACCGGCAGCGGTCGCGCCAACACCGAGCATTGGTAGAACTGTTGCAACTGCAGTGATAACTGGTGCCAAGACACCAAGTGCGACAGTGATCGCACCAAACGCAACAACCAGCGCTTTCACGGGTGCTGGTGCCTTATTGAATGCATCACTGACACCTTTAACAATTGGCAGAAGCCTCTTGATCACAGGCAATAGGGTCTCTTGAATTGTTCCACCAATCTTGCCCATAGTCTGTTCGTATTCTTTCTGAGCTTGTTTGGCCTTATCTACTGGATCCAAGGTCTGCTTAAAAGATTTCGAGACGGTTCCACCAGTGTCTTGGGCTGATTTTTTTAGACCATCAAGTGAAACTTTGCCATCACGGATGGCTTGAGCCATCTGTGGACCTGACTTGGCGCCAAATGTTTGAATTGCAATGTTAAAAGCATCTTGGTCTGTCTTAGCATCTTTGATTCCTTTGAAAGATTCCGTCATGACATTGCTGAAAGATTTGTTCTCAGTTTTGGCGGCAGAGAATGCCTTCTGCATGCCCTTGAGCACTGTGGAAGAATCAATCCCCGATTTGCTCCAGGACGCCAGTAGTGGAATTCCCTGCTGAAGACTAATGTGCAATTGTTTGAAGGCTGGGTATGCCTTTGATGCATCTTCTTCAAGGTCGGCAACTGGTACACCTGTCCGCTGAGACGCTGCAGCAAAGGCATCAAGTACGCTAGGAATATCTTTAGCGCTGAGATTGAATCGTGACATGGAATCGTGTAGTGCGTTGACCGCGTCAGTCCCAGACTGACCTGTGATCTGGCTGAACTTGGCAACGTCCTCGGATGTCTTTTCCAGCTGCGGACCACTCAAATTGAATTGACTAGTAAGCCCTGCCATGGTATTCGACAAATCCATCGATTCCATCTGCGCACCAGACTCGGAGCGTTCAACTTTCTCAAATGACTCACCGAGCTTATCTGCAACGTCTCCAACAGCGCCAGTTTTGCTTGTCAGGTTATCAACAGCATCATCAGTTTGCGCCCATGCTTCTTGCGCCTTTTGGTTAAAATTTTGTAGACCTTGACCAGCAGATTGGAATCCATTGGAGACAGTCTGCAACCGTTCAGCAGCTGTGTTCTTAGCAATCTCGTCAAGCTTTGAGCTAGTATCTTGTGACTCCTTACCCAATTTATCCATTTGGTTACCCAAATTGGCCACAGATGTTTCGGCGTCATTCAACTTGACTTTCATCTGTGTTGCTTCAGCTGAGTTTTCTCCGTAAGCGGTGACCGTTTCCTTCAACTGTTGCTTCAAGTTATCAACTTTTTGCCGAGACAAGTCCATTTGTTCCGACAATTGCCGTTGGGCGGCAGCTGTCTTCTGCGACTCGGAAGCATTATCACCTAGTTGGGCATTTTCCAGTTTAGCCGATGAAGACGCGAGCTTAAGCTTAGAATCAAGCTCGCCCTCTTCCTGCTGCAGGTTACTGATATGATCTTTGGCATCGTTAGCTTTGGAACCTTGCTCACTGAGTTGGCTGTTAACTTGATCAAGAGCACCTTTCAGGTTATTTTCAACCCGTTGTGCATCCGCAACCTTGCCGACGAGCCGATCAAATGATGAGCCAGATGTTTCACCACGATCCTGCATCGTCTTCAATTGTTCAGACAGAATTTGCGTTCTTTTAGCAGCAGCTTCGGATTGAATTTGCAATTTTTGTTGTTCAGCAGCCAGTTTCTGAGTCGAACTAGCATTGTCATCCATAGACGATATCTGGGCTCGATATTCCTTTGCGGCCGTGTTCATCACGGCGTTGATGTCTTTCACTGTGTTAGCAAACTGTACTTGACCATTCATCTTGAAATCAAGAACAACGTTTTGAGTTTCGTCAGACATGATTTTCCTCCTTTCTTAATTAGTTAAAAAATGGAATATCGTCCAGTGTGACCTGTTTCCGAATGGGATTAGGTTTCTCTTTGTAAATACCATCAGGATTATTAATCTCGATATAGATTAGATATTGTTTCAGCCACAGATTAGGCGTTAATTTCATGAATTCTTGAAGCGAGTATCCCATCAGCGCTTTCGCCACATACAAATAAAAGGCCCAGGGGTAATCGTTATCCTCCTGGGCCTCACCTTCCTGTTGTGGCGACTTTATTTTTTTATGTCACTTAGTTGGAAGTTCTGCTCATTTAGAATATCCATTGCCTCTTGAATAACACTAGGAATTTCCGAAAAGGGAATAGCACGGTTCATCTCATCAAAGGTAGTTTCCGTACCTCCACCGACAAGTAAGCCGTAAACAAGCGCCCAAATGAGTTTCATGGTTTTCTGATCGCGATGAATCACTTTCCGTTTGAGCATAAGATTCAGATCCTTCTCGAATGTTTTGTAGCCTTGCCCATATGCGGATTCAATAGCGTCAATTGAGGCAAAAGTGAACGCTGCAGGTACCTTTGCACCTTGAATCGTGATGAAATGATTGTCTCGGAGCCTAACTAGATCAGAGAGCTTTGCCATATTCCTTTGTCCTCCTAATTAGCAATAATCGTTAATTCCCCGCCTTGTTTGGCAATCGTCTTAACTGCTTGCGGGGTTACACTTTTGGGATCGCTTTTTCTTTTGCTATCGTTTCAAGCTGTTCTGGAGAAAAAATAACCTGCTTGAAAAAGTCGTCAACAGTCAGGTCAGCACTGTCTCGGGCTGAATTATAGCGTGAGTAGTAAATACTCGAATTACGCAAACCACCTGCGTTGTAGACGACATCAGGGTTGACTTCCTTGAATGACTCTTCAGAAGTTGCATGAGTTTCATTAACAGCAGGGTTAAGTGTACAAGACGTCAACCAGATGCCATCATGCTGTCCATTGGCCAACCATGTGTCAAAACCAATTGCAAACTCTGGCATTGATTGTGCAAGTGTGGATCCAAACTCGACCCCATGCTTCGCTGCGATGCCTTTCATTGCATCCAGAACTGCAATTGGCATCCCGATGTGGGTGTGTGTCACTTCAATACTGGTTTCTTGCGTGATTGTCCCGAACTTTTTACCGCTGGCATAAATGTCGTTCGACTTTCCGTTCCCTTTGAAGGCAATCTTTTTGATGTTCGGGATCCGGATAACACTTGTATCGAAGACCGGATCAGTAGATGCCGTCTCATTTTGCTTTTTCATAGCGAAAAACATATCGCCAATAGTGAGCTCTAGCTCAATATCGTTTGCTTTGCTTGGTTTATCAGACATAGCAATTCCTCCTATTTTTTCAATGCATCCATGACCGGTTTGACCATAGTCTGCATAATTGTATTTTTGTTGGCAGCAAAGGTGTTGTGAACATAATTGCGTGCCCTGATTCCTTGATGGTTCTTGGGACTTGTCCCATGCTCCAGAAAGAGCCACCAAAATGCATTTCCAAACGTCACTTGGATGTGATCGCCCTTGTCAACAACCTGTAGCTTATCTCTTAACGTCCCATAGGTTTGTGCGAGCGGAGCGTTAGGTTCACTTGGCAACTCGGGCCGGAGCTTGTCAGCAAATTGACTTGCTGCGGCAACAAGCCCTTCTTTCGACACTGACTCATCTACTTTGATACCACTGAGATACTTGGCCATTGTCTCAAAACCGTTGTTATTGACCACCCGCAATCACCTCGATGTACGTGTACAAATCCGTGATAGTTTCATCATTTTCATCGCCCGGAATGCCTCTGAATGATTGGAACGGGACATCATCAAACATCTTGATGAACGGCAGTAGCTCGTCTTCAACGCCCTTTGTGTACAAAGACACCTGATACTCATTCACGATTAACCGTGTACCCGTGCTGGCTACTAGACGCTGAGTGTTTGTATAGGTGTATATCCAGTACGGATACTTGGCCGTCCGTGGTGCAACGTCTCGATAGACCGCACCCAGTTGCTTGAGTCTGGCCAGAAACTCGTCAAATGTGATCAACATAGTCCAGACTCAACTCCATTCTTTGATTGTCGGGCGTCTCGTAGATTCGTGTGATTTTGTAATCAGTTCCTCGGATCCGGACACGATTCCCACCCTGAGTAATCGACATATCCCGACGAATCAAAATGCGCAAGACGACATCCTGCTTGTTCTGCTGCGCGAGATATTTTTCAGTTGAGGTGATCCCAATGTCGGCGTAATACAAGACCCGCTTGTCTTCCCACGTTTGTTTTGGACGGTCGTGTGCGTCAACGCCGTCCTTAAGTTCCAACAGTGTGGCTATCCACCTGAGTTGGTTCGTTAGATTGACTGTCTGGGTCATCTGTTCTCACCTCCAAGTAGAAGATCGGCTCCAAGGCTTCAAGTGCCGCCGCTAGATCGTCACCGGCAGATCGATTGTCATTCATCACGGTAGCAACCATAAGCTGCAAGTATTTCACGCTATGGCCAACTTTACGCTGGACATACTTGTCAGCTGCGTCCAGATAGAATTGCAACATGGAAGGGTCCATGTCATCTTCCAATCGGATGTGTTGTTTTAAGAGATCTAACAAGGTTGGTTCTTCTTCAGATTTCTCGTCAGCCATCTTTGATCACCGCCTATCCTAGACTAGGTGGCGTTGTTGGCACAGTTACGCCAGGTGCATCAATCGGATCACTGGCCACTGAAGACAGTGTCTTGGTGTTGTCTGTATCAAAAACAACCTGATAGTCACCATCTTTGACGACTGTCCCATCGGCCAGGCCGGTAACGTCAACTTCACCAGTGCCCTTATTGCCGACAGCAACCACCTTGCCTTTTTGGAGTGCCTTTAAGAATTCGGCGCTCCGATCTGGTGTATCAGCCATGTTCTAGCTCCTTTCTACTTTGCTGTTAACTTAACCCCGCCCTTGATTCCTTCAGACTTAACTGATTGCGGGGCTACACTTTTGGGCCTGCTGTGAGCAATGCTGCCCCCTTGGTTGTTAAAAGACCTGCGTCAGCAATTGCATAGGCACCATAATCAGTGGAACGTCCCTTGACGTGGTCTTCTGTTGCTACTGTGAGTGCTTGGTTAATGTTAACAACGACTGTATCTGCCACATCCGCAATCAGGACGTCCCCATCATTGACACCAGCATCCGGTTTCACAACTAAACCAAGAATGCTACCAACGCCTCCATTGATTGGGCTAGCAATAAACAACGGACGACCTTGACCATCAACGATGTTTGCCAATTGATTCCAAATGGTTTTGCTATTTGCATAAACTGCTGCCTTGCCAGCAAAACTAGAGTGGATCTTGGCCATGGTGCTAGTGATATCCTTATATGCGATTTGATCCTTATAAGTGGCAACTTGTGGCGTCCCTTTTTCGGCCTTCAATGCAGTCTCAATGCCTAGCGGTGAATTTTTACCATCGCCTTGATGAATCGCAACACCAAGCGCAACACCCAGACGATCCCCAAGCTCTTGAGTCAAGAAACTGATGAAGTCCTCTTCAGACATGCTCTTCATCTTCCAGGACACGGTGGCGACTTTATTCAGCTCGTAACCTTTAAGCACCAATTGACTGAATTTATTTTGCTCATCATCAGCCTGCGTGTTTTCGTCAACCCACTGAGCATCACCAGAAACAATGCCATCGTGCTTGTTGATGGTCAGCGTGCCAGAAACGTTGAATTTCTTGGCATCAGCGAAGGCTGGATATTGTTCTTCTGCGATCTTCCAGATGCCAGCTGCCACAGTGTTAGGAATCAAGGTCGGAGTGTTCCCCGTTTGGTGAGAAAATGGTGCGCCATTAAGGCGCGCGTTTTCCTTATCGAATACAGCCTGCTCTGCAGTATTGAGAGTGTGACCCAAAAGCGTTTTAGCCCATACCTTGTCATAAGTCGGCTGTGTTTTGGCAACAGTGTTCAATTTGGTGTTTTCAAGAGACTTTCCAACACCAACAATGTCGTTGGCTGGTGCTACCTGAGCCAAGGTGATTGGCGCATGGTCATCCAGGGCTGCCAAGTTGGCTTGGTCTTTTGTTTGCTGATCCCACTTTGCGTCCAAATCCTTCACGGACTTCATTGCTTTGTTGGCATCCTCAGACTTCCCCTTATCGATTGCGGTGCGAGCATCGTTCATCAGAGCTTCGCGTTGCTTCAAGTATTCTTCTTTGTTCATGAGGTTATTCCCCTTTCAAATTTAAGAGATTGTATTCTGCATTCAAAAGCGCCATCTGATCATCATCAGACGGCGCTCTTTTTAGTGCTGTTGTGTTTCGGAAGTGTTTCATTTGGTTCAGCGTGGCAAGACTTGGAATCTTATTCAGGCTAGCAGTCATGATCATTTTCCCTGGCTTCTCCGCATTGTCAAACATCATCTTGTCAGCAAACCCTTTTTCAATGGCAGTCTGCGGATCCAGCCAGTAAGTTGAATCCATCAAGTCAAGGATTTCTGCTTGAGATAGACCCGTCTTGGCCATATAGGCATTAGCTATTGCTGTGTTTGACTTCTTTAACAAATCCGCAGCATTCTCCATGTCATGATAGTCACCCATCTGTCCACCGGAGACATTGTGGATCATCATCATCCCTGCAGGTGACATGGCTACGACATCACCCGCCATCGCGATCAAAGATGCAGCGGAATATGCCACACCCACAACGTTCACATTGACCGGCCCTTTATAAGCACGAAGCATGGTGTAAATTTCAGAGCCGGCATCGACAATTCCTCCACCTGAATTGATCTCAACGGATAAGTCGTCACCATTAGCCTTGTTAATTAGATCAGAGACGCTTTTAGGTGAAGCATAGTCATCGCCAAATAGATCGTAAAGCCATCCGTAATCATTAGTAACGATGTCACCTTTAATCGGTACCACTGTCGTCATTATCATCACCTCCTTCCGTTGGATCAGGGGCACCGTCGCTACCAGTTGCTGAAGGCACTGTCCCTGTATCCTTTCGGAGTAACATCTTGTCGCCATCCGGAACTGGTGACAGATTAAAGAATCCACGCAATTCATTCGGAGTCATCACAGCACGGTCAACTAGTTGGACGAGTGACAGTTTGGTTTGCATGCTTGCATAGCTCAAATCGCTTGATTCAAACACAATTGAATTACCAAACGAACGTTGCCTTCGGTTGAACAAGCGGCTCGTCCATTGCTCAGACATCTGCCTAATCACTGGTTCAATCTGACTTTCGTAGTAACTAATCCACTGGTTTTCAGTGTAGCTACTTTGGACAATGGCCTTGTTGGTATGGAAAATTGAGTAGATTCGATCCACAGTCGCATCCATTTGCTTAGCATTTGGCACAAAATCAGTGGGCTGTAACTGGGTTGCATCGGTCTTAGCATCAACACCAGCTGCACCGATTGAATCCTGATCTTTTTGTGTCTGCAGATACGATGCAACAAAAGCTTTCGTATTCTTCTCGATATCCTCCGGGCGCATAGCAGTATTGAATTTCAACAGCCAGCGAACAGCGGCTGAATTCTTAATGGCAGATACAATACCTTGGTCAGTGGTCGTAACAATCTCCATGAGTGGTGCCAAAGTCGGGCCATTGGATTCGCCAAAGATTTCGTCCTTGTTGAAATCTTTGCGCAGGTGAATCACCTGCGAATATGGAAAGATGTAGGTCTGTGCATTCGGCATGTAGAACTTGAGATAGAGGTTGCCTTGATTGTCTTGAATGGCTTCGACACTGTTAGCCACGATTGGCCAGATTGCTGTTGGCATTCCATTGGCATCATTCTGGACAAAGGCAAAAGCGTTGTTATTCAGTTCAAGCTGCGTGATCATCTTTTCTTGCAGCATCTGGCCGCTCATTAACGGGTTCGGGTCTGATAACAAGAACTGGATATAAACGTCTGGATTGACTGCGATGCTGTCACCGGCACCGGACCGAATGTGCTTGGCCACTGCTTTGCCGATCGTGGTTGCTTTGACCTCAATGGCTGACCTAATGATGTCAGATTCATAGACCTTGCCATTCCAACCAAAAAAGCCGTTACCGTAGTTGGTAACAAGCTTGTATTCCGGTGTGACTGTGACGCCGCTATTTTTTCTATGAAAAAGATTGTTCCAAAATGCCAAATAATCACCTCCTTACGGTTAAATCAGCGTCTGATATTCTTCTTGATTATTCTCAAAAACAACATAAGCATCGAGTAAAGAAGCCATCCCATCAATTCGCTTGCGCTTGTTTTTTCCCTTGTCAGGTTGGATATTTCCATTTCTGTCAGTCACAATCGTCGTGTTAGACAGACACCATTTCAAGATTGGATTGTTGTTATAGACAATTCGCTTTGAACGAAGATCTGCACCAAGTGAATGCATGGGACTTGATAACGTCTTCACCCCTTGCGGAATTGCATCAAAGGTCTTTTCGCCATATCGGGATTCAAGATCTTTGACGAAGTATGTGGCTGACCATGCGTCATAACCGCCTTTGAACAGGTAAATGTCATATTCTTGTTCAAGCTCCTCAAACCAGTCCATGATGTCACGATAATAGACTTTATTACCTTGGCTCGTCCTCAACAATCCTTGATCGCGCCACGTGGCATAAGGAATGTTGTCCTCCTGTGCGCGCTGCTCAAGAGTGTCTTCCGGCAGCCAGTACATTTGCTTAACGTAGATGTGATCATCATTAGGTATCTGGAAGATGACAGTTGCACAAGTCAAGTCAGTCGTCTGCGATAAGTCAGCGCCAGCAATGCCATATCGCGGCTTGAGTTTGAGCGTGTCAAACGTGGCCTCGTTATTCAGTTCATCAAAGGTTAGCCACGACTCAGTTGCTGTCTCACGGATATTAAAATCCTTGCAGACTAGGTTTTTAACCAGTCGATGATTTGCCTTGGCTTTTTCGACACGTTCAGCCAATGTGGTCTTGTTTTTGATCGTGCCAAGTCCAGGGTTTGCCTTGACCCAGCATTTCTCATCACGCCATTCCGCACGTTTGTCGAGTTCGTAGATGAAGAACAATGAACGTTCATCCCTGTAACCTTCGGGTTGATCATATCCTGCAATCGTCATCTCAGCGTCGTCGTAGATCTGATCATAAATATCTTCGCGGATCGTGCCAGCGGTGGATGTGATGAAAATCAGTGGTTGATCCCGTGCAGTGATCCCATCGGCCATGATGTTGTAAAGTGGCTCACCGTTCTTCCACTGGTGAATTTCGTCCATCAGGATGCAAGAAGAATTGAGGCCGTCAAGCGTATCGCTGTCAGATGACAGAGGCTTGAAGACGCCGTCGTTGTACTCTTCTGAAGACAGATCAGCCACATGCGTTTTGATTCGCTTAGCCAAAGTCGGAGATTTTCTGACCATGCGCTTGGCTTCATTCCAAATGATCTTCGCCTGATCCTTCTTCGTAGCCACCGCGTACACTTCAGGCCCAGCCTCACCATCGGCAATCTGCATGTACAACCCAACAGCGGAACCGAGCAGCGACTTCCCGTTCTTCTTACCAACAATCAGGACAACCCGCTGATACTTTCGGAAACCCGCACCATCAACGAATCCAAAAGACGCTGCCAACAGTGCTTTCTCCCATAGTTCTAGGACAATGTGCTTCCCGCCTGCTGGTCCCTTGCTGTGACGGCAATAGTTCTCGATAAATTCAAGCACGTGATTACCACGACGATTTGAGTAGTACCATTCACTATTGTCATTGTGCATGTCTGCGATGAGCTTCTTGTACGTGCGGTAGATTTTCTTGCCGACAACTTGATCACCACCATTCTGCACAAACGATTGCCAGTATTGAGTAATTGGATCGTAATCAGGTGGATAACTGACATGTCGATCGACACGAATCTTGATCTGAATGTCAGCCATTGCTATTCGCCTCGCTCATCAACAAAGTCGTCAAAATCGTCGCTCTCTTTGTTGGGATCGGCAGGCATGATTGCGGATTCTCTCGGTAGCAAACTGATTAACTTATCCATCGCGGCAGTGTATCGATTGATCATCGTGTTGTATGATTTCTGGGCGGGATTCTCAACACGCATCGTCTGCTTCCCATTGTGCATGATAATCGTTGGCCCTTTAGATTTGACTTCATCTTCCAAGATTTGAAGCGTGATGGTCATAAATGCACATCTTTGGATCAAGTTATCGGCCGCTGCCAACTTCTCCGCTGAGATACCGGATAACGTTTGACGCAACCGCTCATATTCGAGCTGAATGGCCACATCCTGCTTTTCAATCGACATTTTCAGGCTCAATTTCGTCATCCCCTTAAATTTGTTATCCCCCCCTCATACGAAAAAACAACCTGTGTATTATTCGTGTGTTGCATGCCGTTCCTTTTTAAGCAGCTGCTTATGGCTTCGCAGGGGGGCCCGACTAACTGGTACTAACTGACCATGAGCATCAAACATAACGTCAGAACGAACAGCTGCCGTCTTCTCAAAGTGTTCCTCTTGGTGACAATCGAAGCAAAGATACTCTAAGTTGTTCCAGTTAAGCGTGATGCTTGGGTCATTGATGTTGTCTGCTGTGATGTAGTGCTTGTGGTGGACGATGTAGCCGGGCTTGATGATACCTCGCTTCAAGCAGCGCTCACACAATCCACCGACACTGGCAATGTAGGCGGCACGCGTCTTCTTCCACTCTTTACTGTGATAGAAAGGCTCGCTGATCTCTCGTGGTACCATGGCCATCGTATCCACCTCCCAATGACATATTAAAAGAGCCGGCCATCATGACCGACTCAAAATATAGAAGGTATAAGATCAATCAGCTGCGTTGTTGCGATGTCCTATCCTTTCGATACTACCATGATAACAATATTACAGAGGGTATATGCGACAGGAATGCGACAACTTCACCATCCAAGCTCGTCAGCTAAAGTCTCCATGAAATTTCTTCGAAGCCTTTGAACTGATCGAACACTGACATGAAATTTCAATGCAATCCCATTTACTGTAAGACTTGGGCGATCTTTAAAATACAGCTCTGAAACAATCCCGGTAGCTAACGTTGGAGACTTATTAATGGTTCGCTCAACGGCTGCCTTTTGCTGTTCCAAAACCCATAAACGTTTGTCACTTGCTAAATGAATCGGTAGCACGTCAGAACTGTTGATCCCATTAGTTTTTCCACCCCCTATATTCTCATCTTGCTCGTGCCAGCCATACATTAGTGCTTCTCGACGGTCTCGCACATACTGAGTAATATGTGGATAATCTCTCAATACTTGTTGCAGATGACGGTAGGTTGCTTGGTTCATGAATCCACCTCCAGATAATTCGTCAGTCTAATGACTTTCCCGCCGATGGCTCGAGCAATATAAATTGCTTGATCATGGTTATTCAGAGGCTTTGGCTTTGAAACTAACACGACCTTCTTCATTTCTAATTTGGGAAACAATGATCCCCACATTGCCCACTTAACAAACATCTCACCGACCTTCACCCCCCACGGTCCTTTGTCATTGACATATGGATCGTTTGGCGTCGGATACCTTCTAGCTGCGTTCATTTTTCCGCTTCCTTCGTTTAATTTGATGCGTCTTCGACAGAAGTCTAGCCAGTTCTATACCACTACGAGTAACTTGCTTATCGGACGAAATTAGATGCTTCTCATTCATGATCAAAAACTCTGCGTCTGTGACGAGTGCAAGATTGGTAATGCTGAAATTCAACGAGTTACCATCCAAAAACACAGTTTTGTAACCTTTGGGAATTGGGCCATACGCTTCTTCCCAAACTCGTCTATGATTTGGTTTCCATTTTCTCTCAGCCTGTTTCACCACTACAATTGGTGCACGATTTGGTCGATCCTTTGAACGAGTTTCGTTCCTTTTAACCGTGCCAATCGCCATTCTTTTATGAAGGTCGTGATGTGAAGATGACCTTCTTGGATCTGCCTTGCCAAAATATTTTTGATATAAACCTGATTTAATGTTGTTTCTGATGTTTAAGGTTGAATTGGCACTTTATGATTTGCGTGCAAAGCAGGTTAGCATCCCGCTGACAGCGTTGCTCGGTGGTCAACAGCGAACGGTCACGACTGACATGACGATTGGGATTCAAGCGCTGCCCGATATGGTGAGCGAAGCGAAGGCATTTGTTTCCCGAGGCTTTAAGGCTTTAAAAATCAAAGTCGGTGGTGGTCGATTGGCAGATGATTTGGAGCGCGTCAAAACGATTGCCAAAGCTGCAGGCCCTGATATTCGCCTGCGTCTCGATGCCAATCAAGCATGGACAACTGATCTCGGTTCCCAAGCGTTGGGCTTCTATCCTGTCTGAAAGAGATTTTCTCTCGGCCAGAAACGTTTTTTCAGGATTTGCTATTAATTCTTTTAATTCTTCACCATTTATCATCCTATATCACCTCAAAAAAATAGTACCCCGGCGTGAACTGGAATACTACATTGAGGTGATATCTGTGCTTCATATGTCTGCTGCTCGCTCTCCAAGTGTCAGATGGGGTCATCGCAAGCTGTGTCCGGTCGCTAAACTGGACAATGTGGCATGCGGGAATCGAACCCGCCTGACTATCTCAGCCAGTCCTCATTGCCACGCCTTGCCACAGCTTTATCATCACCATGGCTCGGAGGAAAAACGCGGTGTCTCAGGTTTCTCATCTTTGGCACAATACCATCATATGACGAAAATCCCGGCAAATAGTCCGCAAAGTGTCCGCAATTAGTCCGCAAAGTGTCCACTCTGCTTTTTTACCAAGGAAACTAATGGACACAACTCAGCAAATGCATACAGTGCCCGATTTCTCGCGATATAAAATGCTGATCGTTCCATTTTTAATTTAGCCACAATGGCGTCATTAGTTAGACGCTTGCTCGGTGAGATAATGTATGTTTCCCACAAGATGGTACGATAGTCTTCATCTTCAATGATATTGATCGCATTTTCGCAAGCGTTCAAGTAGTACAGCTCGTCAGCGTGCGACACGAGCTTATCTTCGGCTTTGTTGCCATAGCTAGGTGACTTAGGCATGCCGTCCATCACGGGGCTTCTGAGCGCTATTTTGGTGCGTTGAGCGAGCCGCTTATGATGCCAGTAGTTCCCCAAGACCTCTTTGGCGTTTTCAATTGTTTTGTCATGATCAATTGGGCTAAAATATCTCGTTGCTCGCACCACTGCGTCCACTCCTTATGGTATAATTAAATTTGTAAAAGTTTGGGGGATAAGCGTGCCGTAATGGTGCGCTTTTGTTTTTTTGTGATACACTTGATGTTCAAATAATTCGGGTTGATAGACTGAGTCGTCCTGTTAATCCGGGGCGACTTTTGCTATACTGCTCGCGGAGGCCTACTCCTTTTAAATGATTCCATTTGCTATCAATCACGTGTACGTTTGGCCTCCGGCGCGTCCCTCATCAGGCGCGCTTTTTTATTTGCTTTCAGAAGGCCGAATGAGTTCCCATGGATCAATCCCAGCTCCATATGCGATTTTGTCCAAAGTGGTGAGTGAAACACTACCCTTCCCAGAGATTACATATTCAAGCGTGGTGATAGGTATTCCAATCTCTTTCGCATATTTGGCTTGTGTCATGTTTAGATCGTATATATTCTTTCTAAGATTTTCGGCCAATGCTCGTTTGCTGTCCAAATCATTCACCTCCTTCTGAACTTAATCTCTCGTTTCATCTCGCACCTCCCGAAGCACGACAACCTTACCGCCCCAATCATGTGCAGTTTTGTATGGGTCGATTTCTCTATTTTCTCCGTACCACGTTATTGCCCCTGACAGCTTTGATGTCTGGTTCTTTCCATCCCATGCAGAATCGCAAAGGTATTTACCACTGGGCATACGGATAACCTTTATTTCTATTCGTTTCATTTCTCCGCCTCTTTCATGAATATGAGCCAATGTGTCTTGCTACGTTTGTCACCAAACAATGGTCGATAGGTAATTTCATGCAACACATCTGCTAGTTTGATTTGGTCATCATTCCATTTAAAAATCAAAGTGCCATAAGGTTTCAAAACTCGCATTGCCTCACTGAATCCCCGCCGAATTTGGTTTGGCCAAAGATCATCAAGCGTGCCATATTTTGCTGCCAACCAACTGCCTTCGCCAGCATGCTTTAAATGTGGTGGGTCAAAGACAACAAGGTGAAAGGTGTTGTCTGAGAATGGCAACGGTTCCTTAGTCCAGTCCAATTGAATATCAGGATCAATCCATATCTGACGTTCACCGTCCTTGGCACTACAATCAGGCACGCTGTGAAACTCATCGCGTTTATCGACAAAAATTGCACGAGGGTCAGCTTTATTCCACCAGAACATGCGGCTTCCGGCCGTCATATCAAGAATCGGTTTTATTTCTCCGTCAAACAAGTAAACTACCCCTTTTCGAATATCAGTGCTATAACCATTAGTGATAAGAAAAGTATTACTAACATTTCGATTTAAACTTTAAGGAGATAACATTGGCAATGTATAATTTATTTAATAAAGCAACTACTGCAGATGAATTTTTCAACTTATCAAAAGAAATTCTTACGAAATCGCTTAATTCCAATAAATATTCGTCTGTTGCTAATGGTTTAGACTATTTGATTTATGACTCAAATGAAACTGTTGAGCACCTTCCCTTTGTAGTTGATAAAAGTTCAGTCAATGTTTGTCCCGATTTTTACAAGCAATTGAATCGAATTGTCGGGAAAGATACCAACTTTGCTTATTTGTGCGAAATGGCTGCTCCTAAGCAAAAGGAAATATTAGATTTAATTAAGAAAAATGCATCTGAAGATTTCATTAAGAACAATAACAACCTGAGAGGCAATTCTGTCTCAGTATGGATTTTTCGCATTCCTTTTCCATTTAATACCAGTAATGCTTCTTTTTATATTGAATTTAATGTATAAATTTTCTTCTACTCAATCGCCTCCTCAAAATAGCTTTCCGTCTCGTGACTCTAATTCCTTGATAACTCCAAATGTCCTTAAACAGTCGTCCAGTGCGTTGTGATCACGGTTTGCTGATATGCCCATAACATTCGCCAGTCCTTGCAGCGGGGGCGTAGCATTAAAGCTATACTGCTTTTCAACGACGTCTGCGATGTCGATAAACTTCCAGTTCTTGGGGATACCATGTGACCCCTGTTTAAACGTTTCTCTGATACGTTCTGCGTCACCTTCAATCGACCAGCCCACAATGTCAGTCGTAGTTCTCATCCAGGCAACGTAGTCACGCACTGTCTGTTGCAGGCTTGGTAAAGCTAAATAGTCGCTGTATCGCATGTTACTTGTCCTAATGATGTGAAGCTGATCAAATTTATCTGGTGATGGAATGAATCGGTTGAACTGATCTGCAATGTGCAGACCGTCTCGAATTCTGACTGCTGATATTTGAATTGCTCGATTACTGGTTGAGTTAAACTCCGTGTCCATAATCACGTATTCTTTCATCAAGGCAACGCCTCTTTTCGCTGATCTAGGATTCCTTTAACGCCAAAGCTATTTCCTTGGCCGTGCTTGGCCATACGGGACATAGTTCGCTCGCCGTACCTCTTATTCAGATCTTGTCCGTGCAAATTGGTTGTCACGATAGTTGCTTTGTCTTCCCGCATTCTGAAAACATCATCCGCCGTCTGGCGGTCAAAATCACTACCACGCTCGGAACCTAGATCATCGATCACAACCACATCAGCCTTGCCAATCTCATGCATAATTTTCTCGTTCTTCATTCGCACATCTTGTGCATTAGCACTCATGCCAGACTTGAGCCTCTGCATTAAAGCGTTCCAGTCAATGAAAAGGCATGTTTTGCGATAGCCTGTCTTGGTCTGAGTGTCAATTAATATGCCGTTAGCAATATGTGACTTGCCAACTCCTGTGTCACCGATAATCAATGCGTGTACAACCTCGTTACGGCATATTTTGTTAGACAAACCGACAGCGAAGAGTTTCAACTGCTGCTGTCCAAGGCTGCCGTCTGTATGGAAGTTGTTGAAATCCTTTGCAATAATCGCGTCTGTACTAAATACCGAATAAGCTAGGTAGTATCCAACGGTTCGGTTCTTGCGAGCCTCTTTTTCCATATCTGGCGTGATGTTTTTAGGCTCCGTGGGTGGCTGTTTATAGCCACAATTCATGCACACTCCGGCCATTTTTTTACCGGTGACTTTGCTCAATCCCTTCGGGCGATACAAGAGGCTGCCACAATCGGGACAACGTTCAGCAAATGTTTCGATCGCTGCTAAACGTCCTTGATTAGTTTCAAGATTGCTCATCACACGCCTCTTCTCTACCAAGGTAAGTCTTCATCTTGGACATCCCCCTGGTTGTGATAAACGTCTGCAGATGCTTGCCGTGACGTTGATTTTGACTTTTGGCGTTGTGTTCGTTGGGCTTCATAGGCCGTCACTGCCTCTAAACTAGTAAGCCTTAAGGATTCCCAATTTTTTAGAATGGCATTGACATAGCTGTAACGACGCACGTTATTGTCGATTGCGTTGCTCATTGCCTGTTTGACTACCTCAACTGCCTGTTCGTCAGTTGAGCCAATCTTCTTGAAATCATCTATCCAGTACATGAGGTCTTCGCGGTTCTTGGGGCTGATAAAACCAAAGCCGTTTTTCTCCCAAAAATTAATAAGATCCGGTTCCCCTAATGTTGTTGTTGTATTATTAATACTTGTATTATTCTCTTGCCAGTTTTCTGGGTGGGGGTCACCCAGTTTTCTGGGTGGGGTGGTGCAGTTTTCTGGGTGGGGGTTTAAACTAATAAATCTCTGTTCAACCTCCTTACTTCCGCTTTTATATTTAATGACTCTGATGATATACGACTTATCTTCGAGAGACTTTAGCCAGCTTTGAATTGTGCTATTGCTAACCGAATAGAGTTTTGCGAAATAGTCATTCGATGCCCAGCAATAACCGTTCTTATTAGTGAGTGCCGTGATCTCGCCATACAAGAGCTTGGCTCCTTGTGGCAGCTTTGTGTCATAGCGCACACCTGCTGGGATGATTGCATAGTAACTGGGTTTCTCATTCATGATCGTCACCGCCTTTGTTGAAGTATTGATCGGCAATGTTTTGGCGAACATCCATTAAGTCTGCTTCGAATTTGATCATGTCGAGTGATGTTTGACCCAAGATATCCATGTATTTTTTAAAGTTGTCTTTTAGGAACAGCCGATCTTGAATCTTCTCACCATCGGTCATGTGAGGATCATCATCCCTGAATAGATCGCACTTGGTTTCTGCCCATTCTCTCAAATAATCCAAGAGGTACTGATTAGTTCTTACTTTGTATGCAAGTGATTCAAGACGATCAAGTTGCTTGCCAATTTCTCTGGCCATTGTTTTACCTCATTTCTTTCTGTGGTATAATGAGGTCACTCATTTGATACCACATTTCTTTGGTCGTTAAGCGGTACAGCGCTTAGCGGCTTTTTGTTTTGCCAATTATTTCGTTGATTAAGCTGATGGCGGTTTGCAAGCCGTCTTCTCGTCCCATGGCATAAGCTCGCGTCTTATCCGTTCCTTGACGGTAATTATGGCCAACCAGACGTGCGTTCTCAGCCTGGATAGACAAGTAGGAGATAAGTGGAACTAGCTTAGCTATAGCTGCTTCATTCAAGCCACTGCTTCCAATTTCCGCTGTGGCCTAAGCAGTGACCAATGATCACGCCGAAGCCACCAGCAATTAGTAAATAGCCAATCATTATTCACCAATTCCTTTCGCAATTTCAGGAAAGTAGTTACGCATAAACTCAGAAAACTTGACTGGTTCGAAAGTCCAATCTTTGCCACCATCTCCCGCATACATGACCATTCGATATCTGAGAATTTCCATAAATTCTGGCTTTTCCAAAATGTTTTTCTTTAGCCAACGCATGTCATGCTTATATCGCTTGACAACATCCTTTGTTGACCACCACTCTGACATGTCGGCACGCTGTTCAAGATCTTTACGTCGACTGGTTTCAATTAGCTCCCAACCTGTCGGTAAAGTGACCGTAATTTCTGGTTGTATTTTAAAAGCATCCGTGTTGGCTCACCTCTCCAACTTTTGAGCCTCAAATGACGAAAACTCGTCTACTCGAGTGATTGCTATAAGCCCTAAAGCAACTATTCCAAGCAGTCCAACCCGCAGCGTTGCATGTGGGTTTTTCTTTTGCAATTCTCTAGAAACTGCTGCTTCTAACAAATCAATCGTCTGGCATGCAACCACCGGCAATTCTTTTCTAATCACCTTATGTGACTCCAAACGTACTTCACTCATTTATTGCTGATCGAATGGCAGCCAATCCCTTTTTTGTGTAAAGCCATTGCGGCACTTCTTTGTCGCTGTGCTGTGACTTGCTGGCCGACCAACGTCCGAATTCATTCTGGCCAGGTTGCTCTGCTTTGATCTCGATTCGATTGGCAATGCGTCCTACCTTGTTTGAAGTGATGCCTAACTTTTCAGCCACTTGGGTAGCGCTGAACTCCTCTGTTCGCATTGTCGGCAACACCATCTCACCAGTGATTGCTTCAGCCGCCTTTGCCAACAGCGCCTGCTGCGAGCTAATCGATCCGGCTTTCATAGCAATTCGGTACAAAGCGTTCGCTTGTCGCGTCTTGGCATTGTTGCTCATGATCTCAAGACGCATGTTTGCAGCAATTTTGGGACTGCCACTCTTGACGGCAACTCGCATATTGAAATAGTTATCGACCAGTTGGTCGTATACTTCCCATGCCTTGTCATCTTCAAGAATCTTTAACAGTTTTGAATAGCCGCGCTCTGAAAGAAGATAGATGTTAGCTGAAGCGTTGATTTGGTTCTGTGTAAATCCGCTATCCTTCAAAAAGATAGCGAAATCTGGTCTGGCTAGATCGAGAATGTCGATGCCATTTACAAACCGCTTTCGATTCCGGTTGATCAGCTCGTTGATTTTGAAAACGGGGCGCTGATGAATCTGTGCGATATCTTTAACTAACATCGCCTTTTTGTCTTCACCAAATCCTCCTTCGATACCCGTGAACTCAATGTGGCCGATGTGTTCATGGCCGATTACTTTTAATTCGTTCATTTGGATTCCTCCTTTACCTTTGCAAGAAAAGCGATAACAGCGGCGCGATTGCGTTCCGCTGCAGGGCCAAACGCCATTCCGCCCATCAAATCCCGTACATATTGACTTGACCAGCCAAATTTTCTTGCGACCTCGGCTTGTGTTAGATCCAAGTCAATAAGTTGCTTTTTGAAACGCTTCAACATCGTTGACATACCAGTGGTCACCTCCTGTTCGTTTAGTTTGTCTTTCAGCTTATAAAGCAGTTGACCTTTATTAATCCTAGGGATAAAATCAAGGCATAGGTAAAGAGAGCATCTTGAAAGTCGCGGACTGCGTATGGCGACGAATCCGGCTATCTTGATACTTCCTTTACCAGCTAACAACCTTAGCTGATGACTAAACTATAATACTCAGGATTATTTAAGTCAACTAGTTTAATCTTGAATATTTTTGGCGCGTCCTCAGCAGTGGAGGAGAATACTAATATGACGCTGTTTGAGAAGACAAAAAAGTTTGCAAAATTACGAGGTATGAGTTTACAGGATGCTGCTCAAAAAGCTGGCTTAAGTATTAATGCCATATATAAATGGAATCGTCCCGGCTATGTCCCATCAAAGCCATCAATTTTGGCAGTAGCCAAGGTTTTAGGCGTGACTTATGAAGATCTGACCGAAGAAGAAAAAAATGACGAGCCGCAGCAATTTGACCTCAAGGCAGCCATGAAAGATGAAGACACAATCATGTCGTGGCAAGGAAAACCCATCCCACCTGAGGAACTAGAAATGATTCGTCGCATTCTGGATGGGGGCAAGTGATATGTTTGATGAAGTAACCACAACCTTATTCAATTATGCCTATGACCACAATATTAGCGTTATGGCAAAATCAAAAATTCCTGAAGACTGGATTCCCATTGCAATTCCTTCCAGAAGACTGATTATTATCAATATGAATTGGTACCAACCAAGAGAGATTCCATTACAGATTGCTCATGAGACAGCCCATGTTCTAAATGGCGGAACCGATTATGCAGCCTATTCTCGCTGTGAGACTAATCCTGAAGAGGCAGCAGCCAATCAAAAAGCTGTTCAAATATTAATGAATTTATTTCTCGATGATTGGATGGATATCGAGGATTTTAATCCTGTGAACTTCATGGAAACTTATAGGATCCCCGAACGCTACTTTAACTTAGTGAAAAAAACTGCTTTAAAAATTTTGGCGTAATGGGGATTGTGTATTGAAATCAAACTCGAGGTTCTTTCGTTACTACAATGTCGTTATTGCGCTACTCGCTATCATTTCAATCATCTTAGTCATTCTTGATTACTCTTCGGTAATTAATCTCTCTACCTTTCCATACGTCGTCATTGATAACACAATTCTAATAATTTTTGCCATTGACTATTTCACACGACTACTAACAGCCGAAAACAAATTCAAATTCTTCAAAACCCACTTACTCGATCTTTTGGCCATCATTCCTTTTAATACTATTTTTTCGTTTTTTAGGTTTGCGCGCGCATTAAGAGTAGTCAGATTAAGTCGAGCATTTCGTCTAACAAGGCTTGCAGGAATCACTGGCATATTACAGGAACGAGCGAAGAAATTTCTCCATAGAGGAGGCCTTATTTATTACTTGTGGCTGTCAGTGATATTGATAATCATTGCATCAGCAATCTATTCCTTGGCTGAAGGCGCATCATACAGTGATTCCATTTGGTGGGCCATTGTGACTGCTACAACTGTTGGTTACGGCGACATCTCCCCCCACACACTTATGGGAAGAATTGCAGCTATTTTGCTTATGTTTAATGGCATTGGACTTATCGGTGCACTTACTAGCTCTATCACTGAATATTTAGCCGATGGCAACAACACTGTTTCTTCAGAGATCAATGATTTAGTCAAAATCAAACAATTACTCGACTCTGGCGCAATTACCACGTCGGAGTACGATCAACTAAAGAAACATGTTCTACAAGTCTCAAAACGACAAAAATAAAAAAGCCCCGATCCATTAGTCGGATCAGGGCTGTGTGATACTTCAAAAATATAGTACCACGGAGGTTATTATGAAAAAAGTAATTGGCTTCGCAATGATCGCTCTTGCGTCATTGAGTCTGGCAGCTTGTGGTAGTCAATCAAACGGCAAGTCTGCAAACAAAAGCGGTGACGTTGCATCAAAGTCTGAACAACCAACTGCCACCAACAAAAAGATTGCAAAGGAACTTGAGGCCAAGTTTAACACAGACGGCGAAAAAAATGTTGAGACCAAGATTCAAACGGACGTGGCAGATGATACCGACAAGACTGGCCATCAAGTGATTCAGGTCATTCTCACGAATCAAGATTCACTGAAAAACATGAAGGCTGCCAAAGACGCCCTCGACAGCAACACTGCTAATGACACGCAGAAACTGTCTATCAAAGGCGTACAGGTCAACGTCGAAGAAGAGGCCAAGAAACTCGCCAATGGCAAGGATCAAATCGAATTCGGGTGGACACTTGGTTCCGCTGATCAGCTAGATCTGATTGCTAAGTCAACTAAGACGAAGAACTTGATTGACATCGTGGAATAAGCACTAGAAAAAATGGAGGTCTGTATGCCGACGTCTTCATCAATTGACCAATACGTAAAGGATCGCGTCGAAGATCAAATCCAATGGTATGACACAAAATCAAGCCAGCAAAAAAATTGGTTTTACTTTCTCCGGACGATCACAATAGTTACTTCTGTACTAGTTCCATTTACCGCCGGGCTTGTGGTCTATTGTCGCTATTTTCTTACTTTTACTTCTTTTTTAGGGATTGCCGCTTCTATCGCTGAAAGCATTTCAAGTCTTACAAAGGTCCAAGAAAAGTGGATCCAGTATAGAAATATAGCGGAACAACTCAAACATGAGTTGTATATGTTCAAGATGAAAGCTGGTGTATACGATGACTCCAGGTCAGACATCGACAAAACATTTGTCGAACGGGTAGAGACCATCATCTCAAGCGAAAACGTGAATTGGGCAAATTTGAACAATAACTCTAAGGAAGGTAAATAAAAATGGGACACAAGTGTTTTATTTCATTCAAAACAGAGAACGAAGATTATAAAAATCAAATCCAAAACAATCTGGACGTTGACATGATTGATCGGTCCTTGAATGAACCTATAGCTTCAACCAACGAAGATTACATCATGCAGAAAATACGCCAAGATCATCTACTTGATTCAACAGTGACTATTACACTATTAGGCTCATATAGTTCAGAGAACTCAATGACGGAGAATCAAAACTTTATAAAAAGAGAAATGCAGGCGTCTCTATACAATTCCCCTAACGGCATTCTCGGTGTTGTTCTCCCCGAAATGTACGAGTCGGTTTATCGAGGCCAGTTTACATGTTCAATTTGTGGACAAAAGCACAATTACGTAAACATTGACAACAGCACTACGATACGTGAGTTCAACTATAATTATTATCTTCCACTAGCAGCAGGAAAGCACATCTGGTCCGAAGAGGACAGATATTGCGTATTAGTCCGATGGGATGATTTTAAGGTTGATCCAAATGCATACATCAATCAAGCCTTCGATAAACGGACTTCACCGGCTCGTGACAAGATTAAGGTCTTCCCAAAATAAAAAGTGCCCTCAGTTAAGGACACTATACGTTTTTTCAAAAATTTCTCTCTTCACAGGCCATCGTTCACCATCAGGTCCAGTGATAATCCAGTCGCCTGGATTGGCATGCATTGTACCTTCAAGTGTCTCGATATTCAGTGGCTTGTCAGTTTGATATGCCTTTACTGGGATTGGCTTTTTAATAACGTTAATTGTCTTGGACATACAATCACCACCTTGGTTGTATTCTAACACAAAGGTGTCTACCCCATCGCCTATAAAGCTTAGGTAAACGCAACGTAAAAGCCCTAGCAACAATAGCTTATGAAGTACGCTCTTTGCGTGCCTCGTTACATCAAAGAGGGAGGCAAGCAACATGGCAACAATCAGCATAACCCAAGAAAATACTGGCAAATGGCGCTACCGTGTTTACTATTATGACAACCAAGGTATACGCCACGCCAAAAGCAAGCGTGGCTATGCCCGTCAAGCAGCAGCTAAACGTGATGCCCAGATCTTAGCCTCCGAATTAGAACAAGGCGCTAACATGCTTGATCGCGAAGTCGGCTTTGTTAACTACTTTGAAGAGTGGCTCACTCGCTATAAGCGAGGCAAACACGCCAAGGTTACCGAAAATCGGTACGATTATTTTAAAACGGCGTTAAAAGACTTCTTTGGTGTCGCTAAACTCAAAGACATCACCCTTGATCGATGGCAAGATTTCATCAACAGTTACGGCAAAACACATGCTAAGGATACTGTCAGAAAAATTAACGCCTATGTACGTGGCATGGTCAAGGCTGCCATCAACAACCAAATACTTAACCGGGACTTTACTCAGGGGGTTGAGTTTGTTGGCAAAGCTGCAAAAGATCCTGGCCTTAAATTTCTTGAACTCCCCTTTTTGAAAAAGCTCAAAGACCTAGTCTATAAAACAGCAAATTTCCAAGCGAATACTTCATATGCAATTGCCGTCGGACTAGGCACTGGAATGCGATACTCCGAAGTGGTCGGCTTGACATGGGCTGACGTCGATTTCAAAAACCAGCAACTCAATATTGATAAAACTTGGGACTATCATTTTGGGCAAGGTCTCATGCCCACAAAAACGCCCTCCTCTGTTCGAGTTATTGATATGCCGGACGATCTTACCCAACTGTTGAAAAAGCTCAAAAAAGAGCAGACAGAGGCTTTTATGGCACAGGGCTATCGGGATCCTCTCAATCTTGTTTTTAGAAGTACCCGACATTTAGTCCCGACAGATGCGGCCACAAACAAGATGCTTAAGAGCTATCAAACCCAAATCCAGGTACCGGCCCAAAAACAAATCACTTTCCACGGTTTGAGACATGACCATGTTGCTTACCTAGCTAGTCAAAATGTAGACATCTATTATATTTCTCGCCGTCTTGGCCATAAAGATGTTTCGATGACTCTCCGTATCTATGAGCACATGTTCAAAAAAGCCGAAGCTAAACAGGTTAAAAAAACACTCAAAGCACTCGATAATCTCTGA